GTAATATCAGCAAATCTGCTGGTAACGAGACTACCAAAACATCTGGCATCAGGATGCGCGGCGCTGGATGTGCTACCAAAGGTGTGATGTCACGCGGCCCTATGTGCTGAGATATAAATGAATTACACTGCACTCAGCAACGCTATTCAAGCGTACACAGAAAATTCGGAAACGAATTTTGTGGCGGAGATTCCTGTGTTTGTTACGCAGGCTGAGCAGCGCATTTACAACTCGGTTCAGTTCCCCTCTATTCGTAAGAATGTGACGGGTGCGACCACAGTAAACAATAAGTATTTGCAGTGCCCACTGGATTTCTTGGCTGTGTACTCTATGGCGATCATTAACGCCAGTGGTGAGTATGAGTATCTGCTGAACAAAGACGTTAACTTTATCCGGCAGGCGTACCCACAGCCAACAGATACGGCTATTCCAAGATATTACGCTTTGTTTGGCCCCGCTGTATCCGGCAGTACTATTTCAGACGAGTTGTCTTTCATTCTCGGCCCCACGCCAGACTCATCGTACAGCGTAGAGTTGCATTATTACTACTACCCCGAGTCAATTACGACGGCATCCGATGGCCAGACATGGCTTGGTGATAACTTTGATTCTGTGCTTTTGTACGGCTCTTTGGTTGAGGCTTACACCTACATGAAGGGTGAGCAGGACATTATGGGCTTGTATAACCAGAAGTTTATGGAAGCACTTGCACTTGCAAAACGTTTGGGTGATGGTATGGAGCGTCAAGACGCTTACCGTTCTGGTCAGTTCCGTCAGAAGGTAACTTGATATGTCGATTATCCAGACCCAGACCACATCGTTCAAGGCAGAGCTTTATCAAGGCATACACGACTTGACCACGGATATCATCAAGATTGCCCTGTATACGGCTTCTGCTGATTTAAATGAAACGACAACGGTGTATTCAGTTGATTTGGTCGGACAAGTTGTTGCTACTGGGTATACCGCAGGTGGCTCACAGTTAACGCCTATCACGGTGTCGTCTTCTGGTTATACAGCGTATGTTGGCTTTCCTGACATCAGTTGGACTGCCGCGTTAACAGCAAGATGCGCGTTAATCTACAACTCCAGCCAAGGCAACAAATCCATAGCGGTGTTGGATTTTGGTTCGGACAAGACTTCTACAACCACGTTCACCATCACCATGCCGACAAACGGCGCAACCACTTCGTTAATTCGATCTTCTAACTAGGAGTTAATATGTCCACAGATAAAATTTCAGCCTCAGATAAATGCGAAGCATCCTGCAGCTACAACACAGCCCCCTCTGATACGGCGACCATTGAAGGCCGCTACATTGCCATTTGTTACGACAAAGACGGCAACGTGAAGTGGGAAGATGCCATTGATAACTTGGTCACAACTGTGGGCAAGAACCTTACACTGGACACCATTCTTGGTAACTCAGCCGCTGGTGCAGTAGTCATGGGTCTTAAAGGTACGGGCACAGCCGTGGTTGCCGATACACAATCATCACACGCAAGCTGGTTGGAAGTTGGTTTGGCTAACGCCCCAACATACTCTGGCAACCGCAAAACCCCAACATTCAGTGCTGCGGCTTTTGTAAGCGGCACGACTTGCACAAAGTCTACTTCTGCGGCTTCTTCGTTTGCTATTACCTCAACAGGTACAGTGGCGGGATGCTTTATCAATATTGGCGGCTCTGCAACGATTGACAACACCACAGGAACACTGTTCTCTGCGGGTGACTTTAGTAGCTCTAAATCAGTTGTTTCAGGCGACACTATTGCAGTTTCATACTCTTGCTCACTGACGTAAAATGGCCTACGCATGGGGCGACGGTGCTTGGGGGGCTAACGGTTGGGGCGGCATAACTGCCTTTTCCGATAGCGTTTCCGAGTCTGCCGCCACATCTACATCTGAAGTACCCGCAGCTACTTTTGTAGTAGCTAGGGCTGAAACTTCTGGGATTTCTGAAAGCGAAACAGTTCAGGCTACCTTTGCGTTTGCAGTTACTGATACAGCGGCCATAAGTGAAACAAATACAGCGGCTACAGGGTATACAACTAGCGTAACAGACACATCGACTACAACCACGGCAGAAACCGTAGCGGCAACTTTTGCACAGTCAGTCAGTGAGTCAGCGGCTACGGCAACAAGCGAGTCTGTATTGGCCACTTTTGCAGGGGTTGTAAATGAAACGGCGGCTACTTTAACTGCGCAGTTGGTGGGTTCTTTCTTTAATGCAGCAGTTGATGAGACTGCAGTAAGCTCTACGGCAGAAACAGCGGCAACAGATTATTTTGGATTGGTTGTCAATGAGACAGTGGGAACGTCAACAATTGAGACAGGCGCGGCAACATTTGCCAAGTTCTTAGATGAGTTGCTTGGAACAGTTACGTCTGCAGAGACAGCGGCTACAGCTTACACACAAACTGTGACGGATACAGCGGCTATTATTTCAAGCGAGTCAGTGAGAAAAACTTGGGAAATAATTGATGACACACAGACTGCAAACTGGCAGAATATCGGGAATACTCAAACTGCTGGTTGGACGAACATTACAACCACACCATAGGAGTCAATAAATGACTACAGGCGCAACAGGACAACTAGGCTTAGCCCTTCCAGTACAGGGCGAGCTTTCAGGTACATGGGGCGATACCGTCAACAACGGTATTACGCAGTACACCAACATTGCCATCGCGGGCACATTGACGCTTACGGGTGACGGTGCGGTAACCCTCGCTAATACCACGGGTGATGCTTCGGCTTCCAATATCACATCCACCCTGTCTGGCGCGGGCACGGTAACAGCGCAGTTTGCCATTATTAAAGTTACAGGCACACTGACAACCGCAAAAATAATTACCGCCCCAAGCTACAGTAAAACATATTTGGTAGTCAACGCTGCTACAGGTAGCACAGTTTCTTTTATTCGGTCTGGTCAAACACCCGCCATATCTATTGCTGTAGGCGAAAGCGCGTATGTGTACTACAACGGTACAGATTACGTAAAGGTGGCGGGTACAGTTAATACTGGCGTGACATCTTTTACTGCTGGCACCACAGGGTTTACCCCATCCACGGCAACAACAGGCGCGGTTACTTTAGCAGGCACGCTTGCCATTGCAAATGGTGGAACAAACGCTACAGCAGCCCCAACAGCAGGCGCAGTGCCTTATGGTACGGGTACAGCCTACGCTTTTACAGCGGCGGGCCAAACGGGCCAAGCACTTCTTTCAAACGGTGCCAGCCCACCCACATGGGGAACTGCAGGCGTTTCAACAGGTAAAAGTATCGCAATGGCGATGATTTTCGGATTCTAAGGAGCAAACATGGCTAACCCAAATATAGTTAACGTAACGACAATAAACGGCACTACGGCGTATGTGTTACCAGCATCTACTTCAGTATCCGTTGCATGGACTTATGCTGATCCAACCACTAGCGGTTCTGTATCTTTGACGGGGTTAACCCCTGCGTCTGGTACGGTAAACAAAATAAATAATATTGTTGTGTCCAATACAACTGCATCTGCGGCAAACTGCTCGGTAGCAATATCGAACAACCCAACTTATGCAAGCGGCACTGCTTATTATATTGCGTATCAGATTAGCGTTCCCCCAAATGCTTCTTTGATTATTACGGACAAGACTACAGCTTTTTATGTAACACAGTTTCAATCTGTTGGAGTTATTTCTGGAACAAGTAGTGCGTTGACTTATGTTGCATCGTTTGAAGCCATAACTGCTTAACATCATGGGACTCCGATATACGGGAAACATTGTCTCCGCTGGGCTTAACGGCATTAACTACCCTGTCACAGCGGTGGAATACTTATGTGTGGCTGGTGGGGGTGGTGGTGCTGGTGTTTCTACTGGTGCTGTAGCGGGTGAAGGTGGCGGTGGTGCTGGCGGTCTGCTTACTGCTACAGGTTATGCCGTAACCATTGGTTCAAGCATTACTGTAACTATCGGTGCTGGAGGCAGTGGAGGCGGTGCAAATTCTTCTGGCATTGTTGGTTCTAATTCAACTATTGTTGGTGGGACAACCATTACAGCATCTGGTGGCGGCAAAGGCTCTGCTAATGCCGTAGGGGGCAATGGTGGTTCTGGTGGCGGTGGTGGTCGAGGCAATGGCTCTGCAACCTATGCTGGCGGTACTGGAACATCGGGCCAAGGTTATGCGGGTTCAGCAGGTGACATAACTGGTTGGCAAGGTGGGGCTGGCGGCGGTGCTGGTTCTGCGGGTGTTGCCGCTGTTAGTGGCGGGTCTGGATACCCAGCAGGAAATGGTGGAGCTGGTTTAGTTTCATCTATATCTGGCGCACAAATTCAATATGCAGGCGGTGGCGGCGGAGGATATGGCGGTCTTGGTGGGGGTGGCGGTGGTGGTAATGGAGGCAAAGCAAGTGAAGGTTTTGCAGGATTAGTTAATACAGGCGGTGGAGGTGGCGGTGCGGCTGGGGGTGGTTTATTTGCAGGCGGCACAGGCGGCTCTGGCATTGTAATCCTACGCTACCCATCTTACTTAGCCCCTGCTACATCAACAACAGGCTCACCAGAAACTTATGTCACAGGCTTTTGGCGTGTGTACAGATTCGTTGCCTCTGGCACGATTACTTTTTGAGGTGATTCATGCCAACTGGTTTATTTACTCTTAAACAACAAGTCCAAGCCCTTGCACAAAAGGCATGGAGTGGTACGCAGAAAACTAACTTTGTTGAATACTTAGTTGTCGCTGGTGGTGGTGGAGGCGGTTCTGGTGGTGGCGGTGCGGGTGGTTTATTAACCGGTATTTTGAATGTTGCTACTGGCTCATCTATTACTGCAACTGTAGGTGGCGGTGGTGCTGGTAGTAGCTCTCCAGCAAATGGTGTTGATTCTGTTTTTGGTTCAATAACTGCCACAGGCGGTGGTTGTGGAAAATACTCTACATCACCTTCAAATTCTGGTGGTTCTGGTGGTGGTGGCCCATCTGCTGGCGCAATTGGAACAAGTGGTGGCCCTGCTGGTGTTGGCGGTCAAGCAGTTTCTAATCAAGGAAATGCTGGCGGTACTGGCTCATCTTGGTTGACCAACACATCCGTTTCAAGTGGAGGCGGTGGTGGCGGTGGTGCAGGCACAAAAGGTCTTTCAGGTATTGCAAACAGTCCAGCCATAGCAGGAAATGGTGGTGCTGGAATAGCAAGCGCAATTAACGGCACTGTTACTACATACGCTGGAGGCGGTGGTGGAGGTGCTGACACTGGAGGAACACAAGGTGTTGGTGGTGTAGGCGGTGGTGGAAATGGTGCATACATTCTTGGCACAGCAGGGTCTGCAAACACTGGAGGCGGTGGTGGCGGTATTTATGGAACTTTGACTAGCGGTGCAGGCGGCTCTGGCATCGTAATCATCCGCTACCCAAGCACATTTGCTGATGCTGCAAGCGTGACAAGCGGCACAAAGACAACTGCTAACGGCTACACAATTTACACATTTACAGCCTCTGGCTCAATAACTTTCTAAGGAACAAAATGTCTAGTCTCTTGGGCGGTTACCTCAGTGCAACATTTAACCCTTTATCTGGTGCGCCTACCACTGTTGAATATCTTGTAGTCGCTGGAGGTGGTGGCACAACTTTTTCTCTTTCAGGTGGTGGCGGTGCTGGGGGTTTATTGACTGCTGCTAATTTTGCTGTTGCTACTGGTTCTGCTTTAACTGTAACTGTAGGTGCTGGCGGTGCTGGTTCTGCTTCCGCAAGTTCAACAGGGTCAAACGGGGCTAACTCTGTATTTTCATCTATTACAGCTACAGGCGGTGGCGCAGGAACTGGTCAATCTGTTAGTGGTCAATCTGGACAAGCTGGAGGTTCTGGTGGTGGTGGTTCAAGAAATAATACCGCAGGAGGCGCAGGAACTTCTGGTCAAGGTTTTGCTGGTGGAACTGGAAATGGTAGTGCCCCTGCTTATGGCGGTGGTGGGGGTGGTGGCGCAGGGTCTGCTGGCGTTGATGGAAGTGCAAATAATGGCGGTAATGGCGGGACAGGATTATGTTCAACCATTACAGGCCAGCGTGTGTTTTATGCTGGCGGTGGCGCAGGCGCAGTAGACAATGTGCCTGTCGCTCTTGGTGTTGCTGGTGGCGGTAATGGCGGTAATGATGTTTCTGCTATTTCTGGAACAGCAGGAACTGCAAACACAGGAGGCGGTGGTGGTGGTGGTGGAAGTACAGGAAAAGGTCAAAACGGAGGCTCTGGCATTGTCATCATTCGTTACCCTGCATCACAATCAGCACCAACTGCAACAACTGGCTCACCACAAATTTCATACGCTGACGGCTACCAAATTTACACTTGGACATCATCTGGAACTGTAACTTTTTAATATGTTGACACAAGAATATTTACAACAAAACTTCATGTATCGTGAAGATGGCGTTTTTGTCCGTAAAAAGACAGGCGCAGTTGTAACTTGCAATCCAACAAAACACCACAGATATTTGCGTGTTTGTATTGATGGAAAGCCACAAGCATTGCATAGGATGATTTTTCTTTATCATCATGGCTATTTGCCAAAAGTTACTGACCATATTGATGGCAACAGGCTTAATAATCGTATTGAAAATTTACGAGATGTGAGTCAATCACAAAATTGTTTAAACAGTAAACACAGGGCAACAAGTACATCGCCCTATAAAAATGTCTATTTACAAAAGTACGCTAACCATCAACCACATTGGAAACAAAATTGGGTTGTCAGTATTACTGTAAATAGAAATCGTAAATATATTGGTTCTTTTGAAGATGTAGAGTTAGCCGATTTGGTTGCTACAGAGGCAAGGGATTTGTATCATGGGCAATATGCCCGACATTCTTAAGGAGAATATTTTGAGCCATTACGCACACATCACAAACGGCATTGTTGACCAAGTTATCGTCATTGATGCTGAAACCTTGGCCTTGGGTCATTGGGGTGACCCATCTGAGTGGGTTCAAACCAGCTACAACACTCATGGCAACCAACACCCAGAAGGCCGCCCATTGCATAAGAACTATGCTGGCATTGGTTACACATGGGATGGAACAGGCTTTGCCCCTCCACAACCATTTGCATCTTGGACTAAAAACGCAGACACATACCTTTGGGAAGCGCCTACACCTATGCCGACAGATGGCAAGATGTACAAATGGGATGAGCCAACATTGTCATGGGTTGAAGTAACTCAAGGAGTCTAACGTGGCTCAATATAGCGGCATATTTACGCTGTCTCAGGCAAGCCAAGCCATTAAGGACAACAACTGGACAGGACTGCCTCCGCAGAATGTTGAGTATTTGATTGTTGCTGGCGGTGGCGGTGCTGGTGCTGTTGGTTCTGGCGGTGGTTCTGGCGGTGGCGGTGCTGGCGGTTTGCTTGCGAGTTTTGCAGGCATAACTATTGGCTCTGCTATTACTGTAACTATTGGTGCAGGCGGTGCTGGCGGCTCATCAGCAAAAGGAACTAGCGGAGTAAATTCTGTTTTTGGTTCTATTACGTCTACAGGTGGTGGAGGTGGTGGATATTCTCACACAGGTGCTACAGACCCAAACGGTTTAAGTGGCGGCTCTGGTGGTGGTGGCGGCTCTTATTCTACTGACGGAGTTGGAGGTTCTGGCACTTCTGGTCAAGGCAATGCTGGTGGTAATGGCAAAAATGGCGCTCCTAATTATGGTGGCGGTGGCGGTGGTGGTGCTGGAACAATTGGTCTTGCGGGTGGTACTACTTTTGGTGCAAATGGCGGTGCAGGAATAGCAAGCAGTATAAGTAGCGCAGTTGTTACATATTCTGGCGGTGGCGGTGGCGGTTCTTATAGTGGTGGAACTGCGGGAACTGGTGGCGTTGGTGGCGGTGGTAATGGCTCAAACTCAGGCGCAGGAAGTGCAGGAACAGCTAACACTGGCGGTGGCGGTGGTGGTTCTGCAAGTGGCTCTGGAGCTGCTGGCGGTAGCGGTATCGTAATCCTCCGCTATCCAGACACATTCAGAGCCGCAACAAGCACAACAGGTTCACCAACGATTACGACAGCGGGTGGGTTTAGGGTTTACCAATTCACTGCCTCTGGCTCTATTACGTTCTAAGATGAATGCGCTGGCTCCTTCTGTTACTGCTGTTGGGGCTAGTTGGAGCCGTAGCCAAGAGTGGCTGTCATGTGCGCGAGTTCTATGGAATAGGCTACACCATCCACAACCCATCCGAGCGCCATCAGCAAATGATTCAGTGGCTCAAAAACAATGCGCAATATTGCAAAGCCAGCGACTACGTGGTTATCTGGAACAATTTGGCAGAGTGGGCGGGT